CTGCACAGAAGGCTGCTGCCAAGGCTCGTGCAAAGGCTGCGGGTCGGAAGTATCCCAACCTTGTGGACAACGCTGCTGTAGCACGCATGAGTAAAAAGAAGGGTAAGTAATGGCAACGGGAGTAGCAGGAAGCACGCTAACAAGCGAAATGAATCGTCTTGCCAATGGTGGTACATATCCCGCTATAACAGCCTATAAAGCCCTTGTAGGGGCTGCTAACGCCTGGGCTGGTACTAATGGCTTGGCTCTATTAGGTGCCCTTAACTACAAGGCAAGCAGCACAAGACAGCCAAATAACTACAAAGGTTTAAACGCTGTGTGTAATGAGATTGCTGGAACTTCTGGGTTATCAGCCGTGGATGCTTTAAGGAGTATTAATATATGAGTACATTTACTCAATTAGCGGACCGTGTTGAGTCTGTACTTCATGCGTATACAGAAAATACTGAACCAACCTCATGGCTTACTACTAGCGCTACTACTGTAACAACTACTTTATCAGTTCATGATGCATCAGTTATTGGTCGTGGCTATATTCAAGTTGATGATGAAATTGTATTTGTTCACTCAACAGACAATGTGGCAAACACATTAACTCTTGCTCCTTGGGGTAGAGGACAGCGTGGTACTACCGTTTCTGCTCACAGTGCAAATGCTAAAGTAACAGTAAGCCCATTATTCCCACGCCAAGAAATTAAAAATTCAATTAACGACACAATCAATGCAATGTATCCTATGGTCTTTGCTCTTGGTTCTTATGACTTTGATTATGTAGCATCACGGTATTCATACTCTATACCTGCTGCTGTAGAAAATGTTTTAAGTGTTACCTACTCAATAGTTGGTCCATCTAAAGAGTGGTTTCCTGCTCGTGGTTGGCAACTAGACCGTACTGCAGACACTGATGCATTTAGCAATGGTAAAAGTCTTTCAATATATTCTGAAATTACACCTGGACAAACAGTCCATGTTTCTTATTCTAAGCGCCCAACATTATTAACAAATGATAGTGATGAATATGCAACCGTATCAGGTATGCCATCATATTCAGAAGATGTAGTTATCTATGGCGCAGCATTTCGTATGGTTTCTTTCTTGGACCCTTCACGCCTTGGTCCTCAATCTGCAGCAGCAGATATGTTAGATGGCGTAAGACCTACAGGTTCTGGACAAAATGCAGCCAGATTCTTGTACAACATTTATCAACAGCGTTTAAACGAGGTGGCTGACAACCAACGCCGTCAACACCCAATTCGTTCCCACTATCAGAGATAAGGTAAACAATGGCAGCAGGCGACCCAGGTACCCCCAAGCGGAATTTCTCCTCAACCGCAGTAGAAACTTCGCTTCAATCATCTATACCAGCACAGTCACAAGGTGCATCAAACACATCTTTTATTGTCGCATCAGTTAGCGGTTTTCCATCAGTTCCGTTTACATTAATTGTTGACCCAGATACCTCTAAAGAAGAAGTTGTAACGGTTACTGCTGCAAGTAGCACAACACTTACTGTAACTCGTGGTGAAGATAGCACTCAGGCTGTAGCCCACTCTGCTGGTGCTGTTGTAAGACATGGTGTTTCAGGTAGAGATTTCCGTGAAGAGCAAACACATATTGCTGCTCGTGGTTATGATGTAGACCAAGCAATCCTTGACCTTGCTAATCAAACACATGTTCACGGTTTAGCCTCTGGTGATGGTAGCGTGGTAGGTACAACCAAAACACAGACTCTTACCAACAAGACTTTAACATCTCCAATTATTACTGGTGGACAAGTTGGCGATACTGGTATTACCTTTGAAGGTGCTACTGGAGATGCAAACGAAACTTTCTTACAGGTAACAGACCCAACGGCTGATAGAACAATTACTTTGCCTGATGCTTCAGGTAATATCGTTCTTGATACCCTTACACAAACATTAACTAACAAAACTTTAACAAGCCCTACTATCTCAGGTTCACCAGTTATTACTGGTCTATCTAGTGCTGGTATGGTTTCATCATCTGCTACTCCAAAAGATTATGTAGATGCAATTCTTGGCTCAGCCACTGCTGCTGCCACAAGCGCAGCCTCTGCTGCAGCAAGTGCTACCGCAGCAGCAACATCTGCTACAAGCGCTGCTGCTTCTGCTACGGCTGCTGCTACTAGTGCATCAAGTGCATTAACATCTCAGACTGCTGCTGCAACCTCTGCAACATCTGCTGCTAATAGCGCAACTGCTGCAGCCACAAGTGCTACTAGTGCAGCCAACAGTGCAACTGCTGCAGCGACTAGCGCAACAAGTGCTGCTGCATCAGAAACTGCTGCTGCTACTAGCGCTACATCTGCACAGACATCTGCTACATCTTCTGCAACAAGTGCAAGTGCTGCTGCTACATCTGCCTCAAGTGCAGCAACTTCGGCATCTAGTGCACTAACATCTGCAAACTCAGCAGCAACAAGTGCTTCATCTGCTGCTGCAAGTTATGACCAATTTGATGATAGATACTTAGGTAGTAAGACTTCTGACCCTACAGTAGATAACGATGGTAACCCATTAATAACTGGAGCGTTGTATTTTAATTCAGTAACCAATGCTATGAAAGTTTATAGTGGTTCAAGTTGGAGCAATGTTGCCCCCGATACATCTAACTTTATTGACAAATCAATTCTTACTGGCAAAGGCTCTATTATCTCTGCTAGCACTGCATCAACTCCATCTGTATTGACGGTTGCTGCAACAAATGGATATATCCTAACGGTAAGTAGTGCGACAACAACTGGATTACAATGGTCTGCACCAGCAATAACTGACTCAACACCAACCGCGTTTTTGCTCGGTGGGATGTAACTAAGGAGAAAATATAATGGCAATAACATATAAAGTCCTTGGGCAATCAAACCCATCGGCAACTACAGCAACAACTATATATACAGCCCCATCATTAACTCAGGCTGTTATATCAACAATTACTGTATGTAATCAATCAGCAACAAATGCAACTTATAGAATTGCAGTAATACCAAGTGGCGATACTTTAAGTGCAGAAAATTATGTTGTATATGATGAAACAATAATTGCAAATTCTACAACTGCATTAACCCTTGGTATAACTCTTGGTGCTGGAGATTTTATACAAGTATACACATCTTCTGCATCAGTATCCTTCAATGCCTTTGGTTCGGAGGTTAATTAACAATGGCTATAAATTCAACAAAAGATACATCAGTTGCAACAACATCTAGTTTTGGTGTAACTCAATTAGTAGATAGTGTTTCAAGCACTAGCACTACTCAGGCTGCAACACCAAATGCTGTAAAAACTACCTATGATGCTATGGTTTTAAAATCAACCGTAACAACAAAAGGTGATATTTTTACTGCTACGGCATCTTCAACTCCAGCAAGAATCGGGGTTGGTCAAACCGCTCAAGTATTATTAGCAGATTCTTCAACATCAACTGGCTTACGCTGGGGCGATGATATTTATATTATCCACATAATGGATGCATACTAACAAAAGAAAAGGTAGGAAATAATGGCTACAGTAACAAAGGCGCTTGCTAGAACAGCAGCAGCAACATCATCAACAACTCTATACACAGTACCAGCAGGTACAACAACAGTAATTACTAGCATTTTAGTATCTAATTCTGCTGCCTCTACGGGAACATTTACTATTGTTTTTGATGGTGTTGATGCTTTTAAAACAGTTTCTGTAAATGCTAACTCAACACTTAGTGTTGATATAAAACAAACATTAGCAGCAACAAAACTTATTACTGGTTTTGCTTCTGCAACAACAATGAATTTTCACATTAGCGGAGTGGAGATTGCATAATGGCTTTAACAACAATACCTTCACCAGTATATTTGGCATCGCCAACTTTACAATTTACATATAACAACACTTCAACATTTACTCCAATTTCATCATTACAACTTGTTTATGTTGCCGTACTTGGCGGTGGCGGTGGAGGAGGCGGAGGTGGCGGTGGACTCAACGCTGCTTCATCTGGAAACACTTTTTCTGGCGGTGGCGGTGGCGGCGGTGGCGCAGGTGGCTATGCTTTTGGCGTAGCACTGGTCACATCAGCATCTGTTGCAACTATTGGTGCTGCTGGCACTGGTGGTGGAGGCGGTTCTGGAACCAATGGCAATACTGGTTTAAGTAGCGGAAATGCTGGTGGAACAAGTTCTTTCTTCGGTCTTACCGCTACTGGTGGCACTGGTGGTGGAGGAACGGGCGGCGTTAATCAACCAGGAAGCAATGGTGGTAATGGTTCTGCTGGCGGTGGTGCAGGCGGTGGGGGTCTAGGTAATCAAGGAAGCCCTGGTAATAATACGGCAGTTGGCGCAGGTGGAGCAGGTGGTACTGCAGGTTCAAATGGAAGCGCTGGTACAAGTGGCTCAGGCAATTCAAACGGTACCCCTGGAACTGGCACTGGAGTCAGTACATCACCTGGAGCAGGCGGTGGCGGAGGTGCAGGAAGCACTGTAGGAAATGAACAAGGCAACGGTGGTGCTGGTGGTGCTAACGGTGGCGGCGCTGGTGGTAGAGGTGGAACTCAAGCATCTCCACTAGGCGTTGCTGGTAGTGCTGCAACTTCTGGTGGTGGCGGTGGAGGTGGCGGTGGTGGTGGTGCTAAGTTAAGTAACAGTACCAACAATACCCAACAAACAGGCGGCGCTGGTGGTAACGGTTTTGCTGGGCAAGTTCTGATATACTACTAATTATGTGGGCTTTAGTAGATAAAAATACAAAAGTTGTTATTGCCTGTATTCATAATAAACGCCACTCAGAAGGACATACTTATGAAGAAGCGTTAAAAATTGCAGGCAATAATATACTTGTAGAAATGACTTTAGAAAATTCTCCTGCGTACATTAACGGTACATGGGATGGAAAAAAATTCTATGAAAAGAAAGAAGAAAATTAAATGCCAAATTTTGCTTTAATTAATGGAAGCATAGTTGAAAATGTTATTGTTGCTGAATCTTTAGAAGAAACACAACAAATGTTTTCTAATTATGGAGTAATAGAAGTTACCGATTTAACTGGTCCAGCAATCATAACTGGCGTATATCACAATGGAGTTTTCAAAGAACCTATTCCAATTAAACCTGCAAGCAATGCAGTTTTTAATGAAGAATTATGGGTTTGGGAGATTCCAGTTGAAAATCCTACAAACTAAAAAAATAACTTTTACTTATGTAGGAATAAGTCAATCTTTTTTTCCTCCTGCTCCAGCGTTAAAACATTTACCTAATTGGTATAAAGAACAACAATCTTATATTAACGGTAAAAAAAACATGGGTCCAGAAGGCGTAAATATGACTATTAAAAAATGCATACCATTTATTGATGCCATGGCTGCTGGATATTTATTGTTTACTCAAAAAGATGTATGGGTTGAACAGCGTTGGGAAGGTCCTTGGTATAGGTGGTTAGATTTAGATGAAAATGAAGTTGAATTTCATTCTTTTGAACAAGCGGATAAACACCCATTAGGTGACCCAAATTTTAAATATCCTAAATGGATAAATCCTTTTGCCATCAAAACACCACCAGGATATTCAACTTATTTTAAATCACCTATTCATAGTACTGAATTACCCTTTACCGTGTTTGAAGGATTTGTTGATACAGATACCTTTAATCATCCAGTTAATTTTCCTTTTGTATTAAAAGATAAAAAGTTTGAAGGGTTAATTCCAGCAGGAACTCCTATTGCTCAAGTAATTCCAGTTAAAAGAGAAACTTGGAAAATGGAATTTGGCGGAGAAAAAGAAAAACTTGAAGAACGCCAAACAATTTGGAAACTCAAGACTAAGATATTTAATAGTTACAAAACTCAATTTTGGTCAAGAAAAGAATATAATTAAAAATAAATAATTATTACCCCTGAGCATGGGTTTAAACTGCTCATATTTTTATGTCCTAACTAAGGAGAAACATGGCAGATAGTAGACCACCAGATATATCGGAGCGCGTATATATTGATTTATCAGGTCGCATCTCCGCATACTATGACCCAACCACATACAAGTATGATGTTGCTGTTGGTGGCATGCCTTTCATTTATGCCATTACAGATAACACTCCATACCGTAGACAGACTGCTGAGTTTCGTACAGCCCGTGTTGACCAACTTCGTGACCCAGGTGAGCAATCATTATCAGGTTCAGGCTACTGGATTAGAAGTCAATCATCATTTCATTTAGGCGCAGGTAGCCCATACCAAGAACCAATCGTAGGTAGCCTTGATGAAGCACGCTTTCGCTTTGATACTTCAGTAGGTATTAATCCATGGACTCCAGGACAAATATCTTTACACCGTAAAACTACACTACAAGAAGCAGTTGCTGGCTTTAGCCGTGTATTCAGTACAATTATTAATGATGTTGAATATCTCATTTTAGTTAAGTATGACTCTACTGAATCAATTCGTGTCTTAAGAATTAGAGTAAGTGATGGTGCGGAAACTACTATTGTAAATAACTCAGCCTTAACTGAAAACATTATTACAGTTGGTATGGGTGGTAATGACCTAGTGATGGTTACCCCAACTAAAGTATGGCGTTATTCATTTGATGCTACTAGCCCTGCCCTACACCAAGATTATGCAATTAACACAGCCAATGCGGTGCATGGAACTATTGCCTATGTTAAAAATCGTTTTATATTTGCATATCATGACACAGCCAATAACACATTTGTTTATGAATTAACTAGAAATACTGGCGCATCAATTAACCTAAGCACAAAAACTGCTGTTAATGGTAGTTCAACACTGCCCCTTGCATATACTTTCAGAGCGATTGCTGAGGCTGGTTCTGCTATCTATGTTGGCGGATTCTCAGGTGAACAAGGCAATGTATACAAAATTACAGTAGCCGATGATGGAACTTTAAATACTATGACTAGCGTAATTACATTACCTGGCGGTGAGCAGATTACTGGTTTACTTGGTTACCTTGGAACCTACATTATCTTAGGAACAAGTCAAGGATTAAGAGTTGCAATAGCCAGTGAAAATGGCGACCTATCCTACGGTCCACTTGTATTTACATCATCATTAGGTGTATTTAAAATGAGTGCATATAGTAAGTATGTTTATGCAGGAGTTGACTCGGGTGTTGGTGGAAGTTCTGGTATCTATCGCGTAGATTTATCACAACCATTAACTGGTGGTGCCTATGCTTATGCTACCGATGTCTATGCAGATGGCGCTACTGGCAAGATTGAAGGTGTTGCTAACCTAAGTGATGGGCGTGTAGCCTTTTGTGTTGCTGGTGATGGCTTGTTTATTGAACATGCTACTGAACTATTAGAGTCAGGTGAATTAACCACAGGTATTATTCGTTATGAAACCCTTGAGAACAAAGCATGGAAGCGTATTAAAGTCCGTACTGAAGCAACACTACAAGGCAGTATTGATATTTTCCGTGTAGTTAATGGAGCAGCAACATCTTTTAGAACAATAGCACAAGGAAGTTCAACAGATTATGACTACGATTTATCCTCGGTTTTTAATGATGTTAATGTTGAAGCGCAGTTTAAGTTCAGACTTAACCGTAACTCAACGACTGCTTCTACGGGTGCGGTTATGTCTGGCTATTCTGTTAAGGCTTTGCCTACTCCTACCCGTGCTCGTCTTATTCAGTTTCCTCTATTTTGTTTTGACTCTGAGCGTGACCGTCTTAAGAACATTATGGGGTATCAAGGATACGCACTTAACAGACTTCAAGCGCTTGAGCAGATGGAAGCGTTAGGCGAAACTGTAATCATCCAAGATTTCACGGCTGCTGGTGAACCTATTGAGGCTGTGATAGAGCAAGTATCATTTACAAGAACAACACCACCAAACGGTAACTTCACTGGTTGGGGTGGAATCCTACAAATAACCGCAAGAACCGTTGTCTAGTATACAAGGAGTATGAAGTGACCCCTGCTGATTGGGCTGCATTAGCCGTATCCGTAACCACCTTAGTTGGCGCAAGTGCCATGGGTGTAAAACATTTAACAAAACATTATCTATCGGAACTTAAACCCAATGGTGGCAACAGTTTAAAAGATACCGTCAATGCGCTAGAACTAAAAGTGGAATTACTAACAGACTTAGTTAAAGAGGCTTTAAGAAAGTAGATATGAGTAAACCAAAGATTGCCAAGGTCGCAAGTCCTGCAGCAATATCTGTGTTAAGACAGGCTACTGCTCTATCCCCATTACGAAAGAAAGCATCTGATGGGTTACTACCTTCTGCTGCTCACATCAAAGCCAGCCCTAATTCCGACCATAACACAGGTCTTGCAGTAGACTTAACACATGACCCAAAGCATGGTATTGACTGCAAAGAGTTATTTCAGAAATTCAAAGATGACGACAGAGTTGATTACCTCATCTTCTGTGGAAAAATTTGGTCAAGGGAAAAATCCAAGCAAGGTGACAGAAAATATACGGGCAGTAATCCGCATAAAAAGCACTTGCATATCTCCATTAGACCAGAGTTCGCAAAAGATACCAGCCCTTGGTTCTGGTGGAAGAATCAACCAAGCCTAACCAAACAAATAATTGCTGAAACTATAAGCAGTAATCCAAAAAAAAAGCCAGCAATTTAAACGAAAGGCAAAACATGAAAGACCTAATCGCTAAACTAAAAAGCAAAAAGACTAAGGCTGCAGTTAAGTCTTACCTTCGTGCTGTACTAGCATCAGCAATCACAATGGGATTAGCCCTTGCTGCTGACCTTGCTCCTGAGCAAGCAATTCTAATCGGCGCACTTGCAGCACCACTTGCTAAGTGGGCAGACAAGACCGAAAAAGAATATGGTTTAGGTTCTAAATAACTTAAGACTGTTTAAACAAAAGACCCCCGCCGTCAAGAGAAATCTTGATTAGCGGGGGCTTTTTTGCATGTTCCGTGCTTCACCTATTTTCCCTTATAGGTACCCCACAATACATTTCCCCAAATGTAAAGCGGTTAATTAACTATAACATGTATCTGCTGGAGTAGGTGCTGTTAGCAACGCACCACAATCAGCACACTCTGCATCTGTAAACCATAAAGAGATTTCATTATCTTCAAACATGCACCCAACCTTAAAAAGTCTTGAGCCACATGGACACACATGCGTTGGAATACCACGGTAATTTTGCAGAGCAGAGTGTTGCTTTCGCTTACGCTTCAGCAACCACATACACTTATCC